GGAACAATCAATTGAATATCCACAAGAAATAACATATTGGATTGTATATGATACAATTCCCGATGAATTTGTTGGTTATGGAATAACAAACCCTGAACAAGTAACAACAACAGGAAGAAAATATCTATGGACAACAATAGATGAGATTGAATGGAAAAATAAATTATTAGAAGATTTTGGTATAGTATATGAGTCGTCAGATGAAAACATAATTTAATAAAATAATGAATAAAGTATTTATAGATTACCAATGGGATTAAATGTAAAATTATATAACATAACAAATGACGGACCTTATTCAATAAGATATAAGTCTGGGTCAAATCCATATCCTGAACATGAAGATAGTAGTTATACATTATATGGAACTGGTTTAACAAACTCATCAATTGTTTTAACGGGAATGAGTTTTGATACCCAATATTGGGTTAAAATGACCGATGAAACGACAAATAGATATATAATTAAAAACATTTATACAAACGATAGTAAAACATATCCATGTTATGATACAATATGTTTTGATACTGAAGTCGTATGTGATGTAAGTCCATCCCCAACACCAACCAATACACCAACCCCCACACTAACTAGAACTATAACACCAACTCCTACACTAACTAGAACTGTAACACCGACTCCTACATTAACTAAAACCGTAACACCAAATCCCACACTAACTAGAACTTTATTACCAACAAGAACCCCAACACCAACAGTAACACCAACAAAGACATTAACACCAACATTAACACCAACAAGAACTCTCACACCTACGATTACACCAACAAGAACATTAACACCAACCCCAACCAACCCATGTTCTTGTTATGATGTTGAAAATACGACCGGAGAAGGAGGAAATCCAAACGGTACAGAATCAATAAGATTCACATATTATGATTGTAATGGTGATTTACAAACATTTGTTTTAGTTATTGGACAAAAAGGATGTATTTGTACGTTACCAATTTACTATGGTTCAATTAGTGTTGTATGGGCGGACAACTCAACACCAAGACCATCACTTGGAACTAATTATACGATTATAACTATGACCGGTATGGGTGGTTGTGCATAAATTAGATTTTTAATAATTATACAATAATATGTCATTACATCAAATAACAGTAAACAATTTTATAGGGACAACACCGTGTAATGGTTATTATATCTATACAGGTTTAACAACCAATATAAATGATGCGGATTATATAAATGGTTCGGCAACTCTAATTGCTATTCCACCAAATGGATATACATTTACAATAACAATCGACTCAACAATAAAAAACATTTATTTATTTGTTGAACATTGTGATGGTCATGATAATTCCGAAACAAATCAAGGAGGATATCAAATGTCATATGTTGATTTAAGATGTATCGATTGTTAATTCTAATTATAATAATGTAATTGAAATTAATTATACCATTTACTATCGGGTACATACAACATGGAACCCACAACGGAACCAGTAATTGTTTATAAAATTTTATTTTTAACTCATTTATTTCTTTTTAAAATTTACTTTCCGGTATTTATCTGATATATTAAGTAATTAATGGCACTTGAAATAAAACAATTTAGGTCATGTTCAGACCCATCAACAACTAAAGATTTTTTAGTCGATACCTCCGTCTATACACCGGGTGTCGTTTTATATGATAATTCATCATTAAGTTGTTGGGAATGTACAGAACAATCAGGAACAACATCAAATACCAATTATGTTGGTCCATATGACAATTGTATCTTATGTTGTGTTAGAGATACAGTAACACCTAAAGGCGTTTTAATTAATATTACATCAAATTCAATCTATAGTGACTGTACTGTTTATACAGGTTTAACTGAATCAACGGTTACAGGCTCAACATATTGTGTTTCATTACCATCAGGGAGTACTTGTAATTTAACAGATATTGACCCTAATTTACTTGAAATTTATGTGAAATTAGATTGTGAAGGATGTTGTCAAAATATATATAAAGTTAACTTAGATGATTGTTGTGGTACACCTATACCTTGCAGTAGTACAACATGGATAACTTGGACGGGAGATACTGGCGGTAATTTTGTTTTAGATAGTGGAGGAACCATTTCATTAAACTCAACTTCATCAAGCCCTATGTACATGGAGCCGGTGTATGGATATAATAGATTATCATGTCCTGATAAAAATCCAAATACCAATGCTCAAAGTATTAGTGAAGCGGGTACGTACACATATACTTTCTCACAACCTGTTCTTAATCCGTTATTGGCGATATATTCAATAGGGCAAGACAGTCCACCACCAGGAATTACAGTAACAATGTCGGCTAACACATCATTCTCAATTTATTGTAGTGGGGTTAGTGACCCTAGTTATCAAATCACATACAACCTCCCAAGTCAAACTTTATCGGGTGACGAAGGTTATGGTATTATTCAATTTAATGGTTCAGTTACCCAAATTATTTTAACATTTAGTCCATTAGAATATTATACACAATTAACTTGGGGATTACCGTGTGCTGACCCTTAATAATAAAATAAAACTATTTATAATTAAACTATGAGCTTTTTAAGTAAAAATAATTCAGAATTCCTATCTGTGAGAATAACCCAAAAGGGAAGAAACTACATCTCAAAGGGTAATTTTAACATATCATATTTTCAAATTGGGGATTCCGAATTTGATTATACTGTGCCATTTGATAATTTCACGGGATTAGGTTCAATACCTTATCAATTGGTTTTTTCACCAATGGATAAAGAAGGTGGAATAAAATATCCATATAAAATTGATAACTCAGCGACATCTACAGTATATGGTGTTCCTATTCAAATGTCAACAACTGATACCATAAGAAATGTAATGGGTCCCGCTGGATTTGTTAGTGATTATAAAGAATACGACCCAACGGATTGTACCGGTACGGTAATTGAATGTACCACACAAAGTATTTCTATTTCAAGTATTGACGGTTCATCTTCTATTACTGTTCCAACAGGTAGTAGTTTTAATAATTGTGAATACATTACATTAGTTTTCAGTCAATTTTGTGGAACTGACCCAAATTATCCGGTTATTACTGGACAATCTTCAAGTTTAATTTATAAAGTTTTATCTGTTAGTGGTAACACACTTACTGTTGATAGACCAACACCTATATTAACAGGATGTACAGGTAATGCTCAAGTTATTTGTAATTCATGTGAAAATGAATTTCCGGTAAGTGTTGAATTTAATCCAAGTTGTAGACCTGCCGAGATTGACCCATCACAACAATTAAATCCATGGAAAATGGAAGTTGTTTGGGGTGATAAACCAATCGGATTTGATTCTACCGCATATTACGGTACAGGCGCCGATGAGAGTCTATCTGGATTTACATCAAATAAACATGTTTCAACAAAACAATTTTTAGGATATACCACATCAAGTGGACAAACATTCAGTAATTTCACCGGTGGAACATTAAATTACCCAACTTCTTATTATAATTCATATAATGAACAAATTCAGGTATCACCTGAAGAACAAAGATGTGTTGCAATTATTCATTATTCAGAATTAGGAGATTTAAAAAATGACCCAGAAAGATTTTTTAAATACGATGATTACATTTCAACAAACAATGTTGAGGGTGATGCCTTATTGGAAAACGATATTGTAGGTACAATTACCGATTTAGAATATTTTGAAGTTTATGTTCCATTTATACAATATCATAGAAATAGTGGTGACACTATTGGAGCATTATTTACCATGGACCCAACTGACTACTACGTTAATTCAAAAATAAATCCAAATCAACGATTAAAGTTTCATTATCTATTGGATGAAAATGGAAATAAAGTTGGAAAAGTTTTTGTAAATAATAAAATTGTGGTATTTGATGACCAAGAGTTAGTTGCAATTCTTGATTATAAATCAAATAGAAAATACACATTACCGGCACCAAAAATTACTTATATACCAAGTGATATATCATCTGTAAATTCGTTTTTTCAGGGTAACGTGGAAGAAACAACATGGGTAACATATATGTTCACATATAGTGGGGACACATCATTAAATGGTTTACCTTGTAACTACTACAGTAAATTTGAATCAACTAGTGGAAGTACTTTTTATCAAATACCATCAAATTTATATGTTAAATTTACGGGCGATTTCTTTTCAAATATGATGTCAACAAATGAACCATGTGACGCAATTGACGGTTTTATTGCTAGTGAATTTCATATACTAATACAAAAAACAAATTTAGGTGAATTACCAACACCAAATGATTGGAAAATGGTTGACATGACATCAGGAACAACAAAGATTGGTAATCTAATTGACCCAACTAGTTTAGTTGATGTTTCCTTTATTGTGGATTTTGATTCATTTGATAATGCACCATTTTACGATATTGAGGAATTCTTGGGAAATGTACCCGATGAAAATAATACGAATTTACCTCAATTTGGTGATGAACAACCATTCCCTGGTAGTGTTAGGTTAGTAAGAGCAACTGACATTGAAAAAATGAATTTTATGGTTAACTTACCGTCATCTCAATTTTTAACAACACAGAACCCAACATATACCACAGGACAAATGAAAAGAATTACCGAAGTTGCGTTATTAAACGAAAATAAAGAAGTTCTTGTTATTGGTAAAGTTTCTAATCCAATAAAAAGAAGTGGTACTCAGGTTTTCGCAGTTAAGATAGATTTCTAAGACTTTACTTTCTTAAAAATATACCATATATATTATGAAGAATATGGAAAATATAAAAAATAAAATTGAAAAATTTAAAAATTCACCTAAAATATTAGGTTTGGACATTTCAACTAAAGTTACTGGATTTGCGTTATTTGATATTAATTCTTCTAAATTATTAGAATTAACACACTTCTCACCGAAAATAAAACCACAACCAGAAGATAAAATTGAAGAGATGTTAAAAAAAGCGGATGCTTTTAAAAAACATTTAGAGAATTATAAAGATGTGGGGATAACTAAAATAGTTATCGAAGAACCTTTGTTAAATTCAAATAACATTTATACAGTTGGAACGTTGTTGAGATATAACACAATGATTTTAAAATGTTGTTATGATATGTTAGGTATTATTCCTACATTCATCTCAACCTATAATGCAAGAAAATTTGCGTTCCCTAGTTTAGTTGGTCCAAATGACAAAGGTAAAAATGTTCTATTTGGAGGATTACCAAAAGACATTGATAAAAAACATATTATTTGGGAGAATGTAAATTCACTTTGTCCTGAAGTAAAGTGGTTGTATGGTAAAACCGGGCAACTTAAAAAAGAAAATTATGACATGGCGGATGCTGTAACATGTATCATTGGTTACGTCAATATGATGAAAAGTGGTTTAAAAGATTAATATGTCTAACTTTAAATTATTAAAAGGTTATGTGGGTAAAACGGATTCAAATAATGATGACTCACATCAAAATGGGTTATTTTTTCCATCATTTGAACCAATGATACAAAATAGATTCTTAGTAATTTTTCCTGAGCACCTCAACATACCATCTTATTTAGTTAAAAAGACAGCAAGACCTTCGGCAACATTTAATGATAGGTTTGAATTTCGATGGGATGATATTAATTTTATACTTTATGACCCCATAACTCAATCGACATCACGAAGAATTTATGAACTTATAGGGGCTCAATTACTTTATAATCCTTTGGTTATAAAACTTCAAATGTTAAGTCCTGTTGGTGATATAGTCTCAGATTGGTCAATATGGGGAATATTTAATTCAGTTGATTTTGGTGATTTAGATTACAGTTCTAACGAAATGGCGGACATTACATTAAACATGAGTGTATCGAATGTTATATTAAATTATTAAATTAATTTGGCAATTTAATTTTTTTTACTTATACTTTATATATTCAAAAACATATATCGTATCATTGTAGCAAAATGTACAATGGTATAAGACGGAAGTTGTTGGTGTACACTTCCGTCTTTTTTATTTTACAAATTTTGTTATTTCAATTTTTTTGCTTATACTTTCTATTATGTCATCGGTCTCAACAGAATATTCACCAGTTATAGATATTTTAGAAGATATTCTAGGTGAATACCGAATGCACAATGATTATAAAGGTCAAATGTCTTTTGATTGTCCTGTTTGTTCATTTGACATCAAAGGGTTAGATGACGGAGATGGGAAAGGTAACTTAGAAGTAAACTATAGAAGAGGTGTTTACAAATGTTGGTCATGTGCCGAAACAAACAATACTCACGGGTCGATTTATAAATTAATTAAGAAACATGGAAACCAAAAACATCTTAAAAGGTATGAGTTACTAAAACCGGAAGACGTTGAATTTATACAACCAATTAAAAAAGAAGTTAAATTACCAGTTGAATTTGTACCATTGAACGATGTAAGTTTAGGTATGAAATTATCACATCATTATAAACAAGCAATAACTTATCTCAGAAAGAGAAACATAGATGATAAGATAATTAGAAAATTCAATATTGGTTTTTGTTACGGTGGAAACTATGAAAATAGAATTATAATCCCATCATACAACGAACAAAGAAAGATTAATTATTTTATTGCTCGTTCATATTTGTCAAAAACAAAAATGAAATATAAGAATCCAGATGTTCAAAAGGAATTGATTATCTTTAACGAAAGTCTGATTGATTGGACTAAAAAAATATATCTTGTTGAAGGTGCGTTTGATTCAATATTTTTAGATAATGCAATACCAATGTTAGGTAAATACATAAGTGAGTTACTCTACAATAAAATATATGAAAACGGAAATGAGGTTACAATTGTTTTGGATGGAGATGCGTGGAATGATGCTGAGAAACTATACCATAAAATGAATTGTGGTAAATTAATGGGTAAAATTAATATTGTTAAATTACCAAAAGATAAAGACATTGCCGACTTGCAGGGCAATTTACAAGATTATAAAGAATTTAAATTAGACTAATGGATTTACATAAAATAGCGGAAGAAATAAGAAACACTCTTGAAGAAAAAAGAAAAGAGTTAGAGTTGACCTTTATTGAGGAAGACCACATTTACTATATGAAAGATATAAATGGAAAAATTAGGTCAAATTTTCCTTCGGTATCTAAAGTTTTAAAAAAGTTTTACACCCCATTTGATGCCGATACAAAGGCATTACAAATGAGCGATGGTAACGAACATGACGCTAACATTCTATTAGAAAAATGGAAGAAATTAGGAGATTACTCAACCAATTTAGGTAGTAGAGTACATTATGAATTGGAGTTTGATTTGATTGGTAGATATGATAACTATAAAGAGATTAGACGACCTATATTTGAGTGTGACGATGTTCAAATTGAAAAGAGTGACCGAATGATTTCAGCCGGTAAAAAATTTATTGACTTAATGATTTCAAGAGGTGCCGTACTATTGGATACTGAGATTGTTTTAGGTGACCCTGAATTAGAGTACACAGGACAACCAGATAAGATTTGGTTAATGATGAATAAAACTAAAGATAATTTTGGTATTGTTGTGACAGATTGGAAAACAAACCAACCAAAAAACTTCTTAGTTCAACCATATACAGGTTGGATGTTACACCCTTTTGAAAATTATCACGACACAGCATTGACACATTATTACGTACAATTACCATTGTACGCAAAATTGATGATAAAGATGCTACAAAACACTAAATTTGAAGACTTAAAGCTATTAGGATGTGTTGTTACACACTTAAAAGAAGATGGGACATTTGATGAGTATAAAGTACCATCAGAAATAAGTCAAGGTGTTATGCAAATGAATATAAAACAATATTTAAAATGATAAAAAAAATAATTCACATTAGCGATTTACATATCAGAACATTCCAATTACATGATATGTACAA